GTGAGGGCTTGACCATGTAGGTTGTACCAAAGCTTGGCGATATCTTGCAGGGTTCGGCGATCAGTTTTCTCACCTAGCCAGGGCTTATTCTCAGCTTCATCCATCGTATGGCGTTCAAATGCCAGAGCCTCCCCTTTTGTTGCGAACTGCTTACGTACCCTGCGACCAGAACGGCCAGCAGGGTAGCATTCACAAATCCATTGACCGCTTGTAAGTTTGCGTACTGCCATGTGTAATCCCCTTCGTGGAAGGGGATATTTAACTGTATATAAAAACAGTGGTCAATGTTTGAGATTTTCTTTTCATACATTGACCACTAGAAAATTTATTTGCCAGTTTGTTCTGAACTTTGAATCACCTTAGGTAAAGGGTCCAAATCTAACTTAGCACCACCGGTGGGGAAATTTCTTAGAATGGCGGAGTCCAAAGTTGGATTTTTAGACAGAAAATAATTTAAGCTTGTCAGCATCAGTTCAGTTTCTGATTCGGATTTATACCTTGTCTTCTCTAAGTCTATACCGCTATTTTGAATAACATGGGCAGCTATCAGAAGAAGCATAATACACTGCGCATCATCCAAAAGTATTTTCTTGAGAGCTTCACACTGCTTTTCCAATTTGTTGCTATTTAATGGCTCTATTTTACTCCCCATCGTCAATATTCTGACAGCCATTATAAGATGGAAACGGATTTTCTTATGTTTTGCATCGAAATCCCCACTCCGGAAAAACTGTTCTATTTTATAGTAGCACAAAGCACTTATGTAATATGGTGATAGATTATGCTCCATGTTAAACATTCTACCTTTAAATCTATTAACGATAGTACCGTAATAAGCACTAACCAAATGAGGGGAGTCTAAAAACATGGATGCGAAGCATTTTATTTGTATAGGGATTGATATGATTTGAGTTTTCTTAATATCAGTGGAGTTGTATTGTTGGGAGCGTCTTTCGTAATATAATGGAAGGGACTTTTCCGCTGCATAGTACAGTTCAAGATTTTTTTGGAAAACACTCAAAGACTCTAACTGCTCTGGTTTAACCTCAGTCTGACTATTTGTTGCCAATGTTATATCAGTTTTAATCTCATCGCTATCTGTTACAACTATTTTTATTGGTACATATACGGCTGAAATACCATCTATTTTTTGACACTCATGCAATACGTGACTTGTCTGACATCCGTTCACAACTTGGTAATCTCTTAAAGTAAATCTATTACCGGCAGGGGTAAGTGATGAGGCAACTATTGTAACTCCATTATTCAAAACGCTAAATAAATCAAACTTCCCACTTTCAAGGGTTGATTTTATTTTTTTGTTAACTACATTTTCACCTTGAAAGTCACGAACGTTATCATCAAAAATACTATGAATTGTCTCATTCTCGTCTTGTATTAACTTGACGTATTCTTCAAATGGGATTACGCCGAGGTAACCTTCTTTAACGCCTTTTATATCTGGTAGTGTAATTCTATTTTGAAAATTAATAGTGGTAGACAGTTTGTTCTTTGTTTCATGGTAAAGTTTTTGAATTTCACTAGCACCTAAAGCTGATATTTGTACTTTGTCAAAAATACCTATCAACTCTAATTCGGATTCGCCATTATTTATTATTGCAAGCAAATTAGTGTCATTTACCCATCTGCCCGTGGTTATATAATAGAGTCTAGCATTTGGTCTCCGGTTAATCATGAGATCGGAACGGGTCAAAATGCTCTCCCAAATATTTTTAAATTCCTTAATGCTATCGTTTTGAATTAATTTGGGCGTGTCTGAAAGGAAGTCTTTAATTCCATAAATAAAATTGCCGATCTGAGCTCCATCAAAAGAGGAACTGGTTTTCGATTGTATAAAGGTTATATCCACATCAAGATAACTAGTGCTTTGGGAGATATCGATGAAAGTCTCGATCGATGAGACTATTTTTCCATTAATAGATATAACCAAACCATCAATTGCACAGTCTCCACCTGAACCGGTATGAATCTCCTCCAAATCGAAACTACTTCTATTTAATTTTGATACTACTGAATAGTTGCAAAAATGTTCAAATCTCACGGACTCTGATAGAGAATTTAGTTCGTTTTGCTTGGAAAATGCTTCTAGTAATGAGTTGGTTATCTTATCCATTTTAAACGCCTCAATTTTATTCTTGTAGTATGATTGCTGTTGTTTTTGCTATAAAAACTATCAAATCTTTATCACAAGTAAAATTAGTGATCTCGTCGGAAACAGCTACATTGTTCCCTGGGATGTTTGTGATTCTTTTTATGCTTATGTTGTCATCTATCTTTATAAGCCAGTTACCATCATGAATATTACTGAAGTGAGAATCGCAAATGTAACTTCTGTTTTTGTCGATAACAATAAGAGGGTTTTGCATATTTAACGGGAGAAATGCTTTATCAAAAAAGTAGAAACCCGCGTCGAAGAGTTTCCCTTCAATAATTTTTTTCTTAGTTAACTCAATGATATCGGTTCGCAGGTTTTCAAAAATCACGCCGCTTCCAGTCGTAAGCCAGCGCAGCGACGCCCCTGTTTCCAAAGCGCATTGTATAACCCAATCGGAAGGGAATGAATCACGCATATAGCGATTCGCCATGGTTCCTTTGGTAACACCTAACTGGTCACACAATGCCTGCCTAGTCGTAAAACCGTAGGCTTCTACCATTCTTTCGATAGCTCCTCGCCCGCCTTTTTCCAAATCCATAAGATCACACCGTGTATACTTTTTTATTGACGATAACAAATGGTGATCGTATAGTCCCGTTGTCTACAAAACGTGAACCACCACAGCTTATAACTTCTAATCACTATTTAACGAGGAATGTTGCCCCATGAGACCTAACATTTCAATCACTCTGATCACCCCTCACGTCACAATTGAACGTTATAGCGAACTCACTGGTTTAGCTGAGGATACGATCAATGACATGCTTGCTGATGGGCGCCTGCCTCGTCATCGCCTGCGCAAAGATATGAAGCGCGAAAAAGTGATGATTAACATCGCCGCTTTAACCGTTGACGCGTTATCAAATTGTGACCTTTCGGTTGCTTAGTTCGATATTGCAATATCGTTGAGGTCACAGCCATGTTTGATTACCAAACTTCAATACATCCGCACTTTGACACAGCTTGCCGCCGCTTCTCTTTGGCGCACAACCTGACCAAAGTTGCTGCCGTTATGGGGATTTCTGCCCAGGTGTTACGCAACAAACTGAATCCAGATCAGCCCCATCGTTTAACAGTAAACGAGCTGATCATGCTGACGGATATCACTGATGATTCGGCAGTTCTGGATGGTTTGCTGGCACAACTGAAATGTTTACCTGCGGTGCCGGTAAATGAAGCGAAACCAAATAATTTACCGATGCATGCCCTGAGTGCCACGGCCGCAATCGGTGTTATTGCCGGTGAAGCCATATCTCCTGCGCCTATGACGCAATCACGTAGAAACGCCATTTTAGACCGAGCCAATCAGGCGATCCGCGATCTGTCCTTGCTCGTTGTGTCTGTTGAATCGCGTTTTCACACCACGCCAGTGCTGGCATCTGCAATGGACGTTTTAGGTTCATGCGGCGTCATGCCAGGCCTGAACTGAGGCTATTCCATGCAAGTTTTCGCACAACTATTAAAGCAGCAATCGCCAACCGCCCAGCTGCAAAGCTATGGCCACGGCTGGCTTGAATTGCCTAACGGCCAGCGTTGGCAGCCTGCTGCTAGCAAAGTGACGTTTCTAAGTGGTCAGCATTACCCGATGGTGAAGATTAAGCGCTGGCCTTGGTGGTTCCGCCTGATGGGATTAAGGGGGTAAGCGTGGAACAGCAATTGCCGAGATGGATTAGTGAAGCCCGAAAGATGATTTCAGGCACTGAAAACCGGGTGAAACATTATTGGGAAAATCTTCCAGAAGATGAACGCCGCGATCTCTGTTTCCTCTCCCAGCTGAAAAGCCGCCATGTGAAATGCGCCTGGGAGGATTTGACCGAGGCGGAAAAAATCGCGCTGTGGCAGGGCGTTTTGAAGGTCAGAAAAATGCAGCAACAAACCCGTTCGCTGACGCCGGAAGATTTCAAAGGCGTGGTTGTTTGTAGTGTTAGCCGTAGAGCTGACGAACAAAAAATTTCAAATCCGATGCACTGAGGGAAGTATGAAAATTATCACCGTAGACGAAATTGGTTTGATCGAATCATTCGCAGCTTTTGGCGTTAAGTTCAATTACAGCCGTTTATTCCTGAGTAAATGCCACGTGTCAAAAGGCCGCGTTGCGCTGACGCCTTTCATGTTCAATGACACGGTTCACCTTGATAACCCGCACCAATGGTTTGCGGCCAATGCTGCGTTTTGGGTTCGCGCCTATCGTGAGTCTGAAACCTTGGTCGAGCAAGTCGAAACAATGGCCAGCATTCGCGCCCTGTATTTTTTGGCCGGTTCTCTGGGGCAAGGTCATGCTCATGCGCTGATCAGCACCTGGTTTGATACGACCAAGGAATTGCACGGCATGGGGGCGTTTAACCTGTCACCGCTTGCGCCGCTTGCTAAAAAATACGAAACAACGATTTCCCCGCTTAGTTTCCATTAATTAAATCTTTCGAACGCTCACGGCTTCCACCTGGTTGCCGGGGTTTCTTGCTGCCAAAATTTGGAGTTGTCCCATGAATCTATCCCGAAATGATCGCCCGAAACGCACGCCAGTGCTGCGAGGTTTTGACCAATCATCACCGGCTTATCAGGACGCTGAACGTCTGGACAATATGTTGAAGAATGCCCGCGCAGAATCGATGGCTGATGCAGCTGTGAAATATTCCGGTCGTTTGGAGCGTTTGGCTGCATATATTGCGACTGAGGGATTAAACGCAGCGGAAGCAGTGGAATTGCTGCGGCAGGAAT